GAGTTCGACCGCTTTGTCAAGAAAGCCTCTTCTTGGTCTTACGGAAATTCCTATCACTTCATTTGTGAGTTTGAAAACCAGTGCGACGATGTCCGCGAAGCTGATTATAGTCCATCTATTCTTTAGTTTTTTTGTTCATCTGAGCCGGACTAGTTCCGGCTCTTTTAAAATTATTTGTTATGCTTTCAATTCCTACCGATATGGCAAAAGTTAACCAGTACATTTTTGCCGACATTCCATCCGCCAAAGACCTTTACGAAAAGATGGGTTTCCGTTACGTCAACGGTTCTGGACATTCAGACGTTGAGAGCGCACGCGCTTCTGAGCCTTGTTTGCTCAATGTCAATGCGTCTAATGAAGTCACTTCGCGTGCTATTCCTCTGATTTCTGAGGATGTCAAAGCTTTACAGGACCTACCTAAATAATGTTCTATATTTCACATTTTCGGTTAAATTCCGGTTAAATTCCGGTTAAATTACGTTTATTATGGCACGTTCATCTAATTCGTCAAGTTTTCGGCCTCCCGTTGGTAGTGTTTTGCCGTCTTCTTCAACTCCTCCTGTACCTAATCGACTGGAGCAACTAAATGATTTGTCTGAATACAATCATCCGGATGTCAATGTTAACGATACTACTTCTGCTTCAGGTACTTCTCTGAGTGAACAGGAAGCTTTTAATAATGCTTACGAAGTTCTGAAAGATTATCCCGAATGGTTGGCTATGTTGCGCGCTAATCCTTATGCAGGTTTCAATGTACCTAAGTCGTTTTTTGATAAGCTTGGTTTGTCCAACAAGGCACAGGACAAACTCAATGCATATCAACAGGCTTATAAGGATTACATCGCTCAGTTGCTTGTCAAGTTTTATGCGTGGAAAAATTCACTTCCGGAAACTCAGCGACAGCAACTCAATGAAGCCGGATATAATGCCGACGCGGTTGATGTTCAATCTTCTTCTCTTGCTCCGGATAGCATCCAGACTGCCGACCCTAGTGCTATTGAATCAGATAGTAGTGCTGACAACATTATGAAAGTTGTTGGTACTGCGCTATCCACTATGTCAAGCATTGTGAGTGCAGGTACTCAGGTTGCTATGACACGTGGTAACCTTGAAGCCTTGCAGATTACAAATGATAAAATCCGGTCAGATACTGAGGCTCAAAATCTCAAAAATTATATGTCAGCATATGACATTGCTAAGACTATTTTCAGTGAAACTGCGGATGCTCCTAAGTCTGAAGTTGGTGATGATATTATACCATCTTCCAAATTTGATTTGAAGAATGCTCCTGAGTCCGTTGTAAATTTGTTGAATCAGTTTCAGAACTCTCGAGGGTTCAAAACTGGTCAAAACAAGTCTATTAAGGAAGAGAAAGAGAGTGATACAGGTGTGATTGAATCGGATATCGAAAACGTTCAGACTAAGGTCTTGTACGGTAATCGTGAGACGTGGCAGAACCTGCGCGAATTGTATGCTGAGGGGACGAAGTTGCAACTCGAGAATGTAAACGCATATTTGCAAGTATATGACCCTTTGCTCTCAGCAGAGTATCAAAACGAGTATAACGGTTACATGAAATCGTTTTACAGTGTGCTTGATGGTGCGACAGCAGGAGCCGCGCAGAATGACTATGTGACAAATCTTCGTAAAAGTCTCGCGGCCAATCGGTTGGCCATTGAGTGCAAGTTGAAAATGATTAAGATAAGGTCTCAAATGATAGATAGTCTCTTCCAATATGCGACCGACGGAAATTGGGTCGAGAGAAATGCCGCTAAAGGTGCTTTGATGGCCTGTGACATTGCAAGCGATTATTTCGGAGTAGCGCAACCGGCTGCAAATCAATCAGTTACAGGCATTACCGCGTCACCATCAGCGTTACAAATCCCGCAACTGCCTAGTTTGTAGAGAAATTGCAGTAGGTCATTCAATCCCGATAGTAGCAGCACGAGGCGTAAGTGTAGCCGAATGTCAAGAAAAATCCCGAAAAAATACTACCCTTTTAGGGTGGAGATTTTTTCGGGATTTCCCGTAGGGCTTGTTCTTGACATTTGGCGGAACGTGCCTATCTTTGCTACTAGCGAATTGAATGTCCGTCTACGATACCTAACTGCGTATGCAGAGCGCGTGAGCTTTTCGGGGGTTTCAAAAGGGGGTATGCTTTCATGTTTAATACCCCCTTTGACACAAAGAGCCAAGGCCTGCATTTTTTTGTGTGTTGGCGCCTTGTGCGATTGCTGTAGCCGTCGGTAGGTGTGTTTGCCTGTGTGTGAGCGCGATGAGTGGAAGAGTGTGCGCGCCTGTGCGTGCGTGAGCGCGTTGGCGTGCGTGAGGCGCGCGTGAAGCCGGACAAAAGTGCCCGTTATACCGGAGTTTTAAGAAAAGTAAAGCCGCGGACTTTCCGCGGTTTTACTTTTCGAAACGTAGGTGTAACCGTGCTTTTGTCCGGCTTCGGCCGGCAAAGGGGTGAGAGGTTCGGAGAGAGGGACGAATCGTTACCTTACTCGTAGAACGTAATGGAGAAGTTATCAAAATTTATTTGCGTAGTGCAACGGAGCGGATTAATTTTGATGACTGCGTAATGAAGTGGACGAGCAAGATTTGTCCCTCTCTCTGACCTAGTTATATGAATTTATATAAAATTATGTTCTAAAATATCCTTTTTATTGTAAAAAAAGGTGCGTGTCCTTTTTTTTTTAATTTTTTTCGCGTACGTTTGCCCTCGAACAATTAAAACTTTTAGATTATGGACAATGTTTTATTTTTTATTAGCCGTCTTGCTTCAGATGCTTATCGCTCTGCATACTATTTTACTGAGGAAAATAATGGTACTTACGTTGCGCGTCATGATTTTTCTTTTCCGGCAAATTGTTTGACTGATACGGAACGTTATCTCTATAATATTCCTCTCGATTCTGAAGTTCGTGCCTATGCCGTTAAAAATTTGGATAGGTATAATAATGATAACGAAATAGAAGCAATGTTCGGTTATCTTGTTGATGATGTTTTTCAACATGAGGAGTTATAGTCATGTGTCTTAGTCCTACAATTATAAAAAATCCTTATTGTGGTTGTGACCCTACAAAGGGTTACAACTATCTTCATGACTGCGTTAGTACTAAGATTCAAGTACCTTGTGGTCACTGTAAAGAGTGCATTAATACTAAACAGTCCGCTTTTACTGTTCGTTGTGACATAGAATCGATGAATTATATTTCGGTTCCTTTCATGTTGACTATTACCTATAATAATGCTCATATTCCTCGATTTGAAAAAGTCGGTGATATTCTTGATAATTTTGCCTTTCCGAATTGGAAACATGTACAGGATATGATGAAAAGATTACGTATTTTCATTGCTCGCAATCCGGATTCAAAACTTGCTAAATTACTTGTTCCTTTTCGTCATGTTCAAGTTAATGGTCGTGATAGGCTTTTGCCCCCCTTTAAGTATGTTTTTGTTAGTGAGTTTGGAAAAAATCGCTTGCGTCCTCATTTTCACGCCCTTATATATTTTCGTTCTCCTTATTCTCGTAGTGATGATAGATTTGAAATTTGGCGTCATAACGTTGAAATAGCGTTTGGTGAATGGTTTAAAAATAATTGGTCTATTAATGTTGGAACTCGCAAAGTGCCTGTATATGAATTGCTTTATACATATATTGTAAAAGGTTATAAACGTACTTTTGATTTTCATGTTGTTGTACATCGTGATTCAGTTGCTGACGATGCTGCAGTTTATTATGTTTCAAAGTATCTTTTCAAGTCAAACGATAAACTTGAAAAGTTTAAAAGGTTAGTTTATGTCCGTTATAAGCAAGGTTTAATTTCAGATGAAAGGTATAAGAAATTTAGAGAAGTTACTTCGCGTAATCTCCGCGTTAGTAAATATTTTGGTTATCCTTTTGATGATGAGCAATTTGCTAGTGTTAATAAAGGTTTTCAGTTTGCCGTTGCTCAAAAAATGCCCTTTCCCTGTTATATAGCTAGTGATGGTCAGCAACAGGTTTTCCCTCAGTACCTTAAGCGATTTATTACTCCTGATTTAGCAACTTTTTTTTGTTATAATATTGTTCAACCTAATTTTGAAAATGATGTTAGAGAGTTTGAAAAAATCAATCTTCGACATGCTCGAGTATTGCAGTCAGAAGATGAGTTTGAAAAAATTCGTAGGTCTATCCATTCTTACGATGATTGTTTGTCTGGTTTTTCTGGTTATTCCGACGAGTTGTGGAACGACCAAAGCGGTAGTGAAGAGGGCACGCGACACCTCTACAACTCATATCAGCATTTCGACCGAAAACCCGACATCAGTGCAGGTATCTACCCCGATGTCGATTTCGATAGACACGGCCAAGACAAACCGAAACAAGAAGAAATAATCATTCAATATCTATTCTAGTATGAATCCTCTTTTACAACGTGGTAACGGTAGCAGTAATAATGCAACCAATCCCTCTAACTCTTTGAACAATGCTACCCCGCTTGTTCGTAAGACTTTCAACCGCTTCAACAATTCGTATAACCATTATACGACTTGCAATTATGGAGAATACACTCCTTTCTTTGTTCAGGAAATGAATCCCGCCGATTTCAAACGTTTCAGTTCAAAAACTCAGGTACGTACCGAAACACTCGACACTCCGCTTTATAGTGGTGTGAAGATGAATAAGGACTATTATTTTGTTCCTTACGATGCTTTGCTTCCGAACAACTGGGAAAAAATTTTCAAAAATCCTTCACAGGGTGACGATGTACCAGCCGACGCTTCTTTCTGCGTTTTCGAATTTCCGTCATTGCTTCAAATCTTTTTGAGTGACTTTGTGGACTTGCTTGCTAATTTGGTGCAGTCGCTTTCCTCTAAGAATACCGCCCTCGCTCAGATTTATTTCGCTTTCCCTCTTGTAGATGCTTTCCTCTCTGCTTCTGGCATTTGTTCCAGAATGGGCACGCCATTCTCGCACTTGTTTCTTTTCAAGTATTCCGGCAAGTTGTACACGTGGGATAGATTCGCTGAGATACTCTATCCTCTTCTCTTTCCTGACGGTGCTTCCTTTGGTTTTCGTTATAATAATTCTTCAGAGGTAAAAGATTACTCTATCGTTATTGATTCTTCTATCGATGGTCAGCAGCCTTTCTATAAGGGTGAGTCTTTGAACGGAGTTCCTAAGATTTACATGTCTGGCAAGGATGTTTTGTCTTTGTTCCGTTACTATCCGTCATGTATGCTCAATTATACGGACTGGGAAACTGATTATTACGATACCGGACTTGATTCCGTTGCTTTTGGTGATTTTGACACTCTGGAACTCGTGTCGCTTGTTTCATCTTCTTTGTCAGATGATGACAAGAAATTTAACTACTCGCGTATGCTTGCGTATAATCTCTCCTGTGCTCAGTTTTTCACAAATGGTGCAGTAGATAGTGTTTATAATGCTCAGTTATACCGCGATTTGTTGTCTCACTTCGTTCGTAATGTTATTTTCGAATCGTCTTCAGGTGTTTCTCAGTACACTTTCCTTTATAACGGTGTAAAGACTCCGTATGATTGGGCGTCCGCTCATTTCTTCATTCCTATGATGCGCACAGCAATTGACAAGAATGCTCAAGTTTTCAAGTTTGACCAGCTTTTTTACTTGCGTAGTATCTTCGACCTGCATAATACGTTGAAGTATGGAGATTACTTCACCGGTGCACATACTAGGCCGTTGGCCGTCGGTGATGTCACCGCTCCTGTGGTTGGAAATCAGGTCTCCGCTATCGACATGACGAAAGCGATAACGTATCAGCGCTTCTTAAATGTCGTTGTGAAACTTAAGAACGAAATGCAGGATTATCTCCGCACGATTTTCGGCACTATTCCTGCTCCAGATTACCACGAGGCAAAGTTGATTTCACATTCTGAGGGTAGTGTTGACGGCTTCGAAGTAGCTAATACTACGACCGAAAATCAGGGTAACCTTACTACTTTGCTTCATAACGTTCAGGAACAATATGAGTTTGAGTTGGAGATTGACCAACCCGGCGTTGCCCTCGGTATCATTTCATTTGTTGCGTCTCGCGCGTATAGCATGGTTAGCGATAGACAAATCCATCATGCTAACCGCTACGATATGTTTAACCCTATGCTCCAGACTATTGGAGACCAGCCTATCCTTTCTATTGAAAAGAATGGTTATGGTAATGTTCCATTTGCTTACCAAAGCCGTTATATGGAATATAAGCAGCGCGTGAATGTTTCCTCCGGTGCTTTTAATGACAAGTTGAGAAGTTATTGCATTATCAGTGACTCCCTTTTCGTGCCTGCAAATGCTCTTGAAGTCATGGCTAAGGTCTTGACGCCTGCTTACATTCGTCTTACTCCTAGAGAGTTCGACCGCTTTGTCAAGAAAGCCTCTTCTTGGTCTTACGGAAATTCCTATCACTTCATTTGTGAGTTTGAAAACCAGTGCGACG